TATGTGGACATCTAAAGAATCCAATATATATTCCGGCGCTGTCGTGTTCTTTGTCAACCAATATGGTGGATATAACGAAGGCTACTATAAATCTAGTGCATTTGGTTGTCGTCTTGTTAGGAGAGCTTAAAAGTGTATATTGTTGTTACCCACGTTGATGCAGATACCAAAATTCCTTGTACAGAAGCGCCAATGCGTACTGGGCCGTGGTATCCAGATGTAAAAAATCTTAAACTGTATTGGTATAATTCTACGGAATGGCCTATTAATATTGATCCTAATACTGGCGCGTATTCAAAACCGCCTAGATATTACGGCACTTGTGACGACGATGCAAACATCAATATTCCCGGAGTTCTTGGAGTATTGACTGTTGATGAATATCGTTCATTACGTAACCAAGAGTTTTATAGGCGTAAACCATATCCTTCTTGGGTGGGCAACGAAAATACGATGGTTTGGTCAGCCCCAATACCTCATCCCGTGGATGGGTACGCTTATGGTTGGGATGAAACAATTGTTAATTGGGTAAAATTACCTACGCAGCCGGGAAGTGAGGTATAGATATGAACTGGTCTGACGTTCTTAAAGCTGTAATCCCAATCGTAGTCATGGCACTTGCATGGCTACTTGGGCAAGTGAACAGCTTCTCTGAACGTCTGACCAAAATTGAAGGCGCGATGCCCGCCCTCATCACCCGTGAGGGCGTACCTACAGACAGTCCTATTAGTGCCGAGAAACGGCACGCTATGAAAGAGGGTATTTACAGCGACATTCACGACCTGCAAGTCCGTCTCAAGTTGATGGAAGAGCGAGCTAAAGCCGCAAAGTAATTTTTTTGTCTTGTACAAACCGTAAAATTTTGGAGGGGGCCGCTTGCCCGCTGGAGCCGCTCCCACTTTGCCAATTAAGGAGTTTTCCATGAAAGATCTCATCATCGAAGTTCTTGAAGGTTCGGAGCCAGTCGACGCATTGCAGGCTCTGTTTGCCGCTGTTTACGCTGTTGCTGCTGAGAATGGTGTTGGCCGTTTCACTCTGGTCGAGATGTTCTCTTCCACGATTGACGCGCACTTTGACGTTGCTGATTCAGCCTCTGAAGATGAGGAAGATGAAAGCGAAGACGAACAGACCGATAACTAAGGTCCGGCCCCGGTGCGACCCACCGGGGTTTTTATATGTTATCTTGCGCTGTTTGCCGTGGAGAGTTTCTCCGAGAAGACCTTATTGTCCACGGGCGTAAGGACTATTTTCTCTGTAGCGCGTGCAAGTCAGACGTAAACCGTCTTGATCGTTTTGGGCTGTCCCCCTCAGATTATGACTTCCTGTTGAAACTTCAGGGGTATAATTGTGCTATCTGTGACAACCCCCTCAAGCTCAAGCAGTACAAGTTTGCGGTAGACCACTGCCACGACTCGGATGATGTTCGTGGGATCTTGTGTAAGCGGTGCAACTCGGCGCTGGGTATTTTTGAGGATGACCCGGATATGATCCTGCGAGCCGCAGAATACTTGAACAACCCGCCAGCCTTGGGTAGAGTCAAGAAACATGACGGGCGCAAAAAGGTGACATTCCTGCGGGACGAGTATATAAGGATGTACGGTGATGGAGATAGTTGAACTCTTCCTAAAAGCATGGCCGGTGCTACTTGGTCTTGTGACGCTCATCATTGTGCTGTCTAAGCTGGACCTACGGGTTGCAGTCCTTGAAGAAAAGATGAAATCTGCTTGGGAGCAGATCAACAAGATGAAGGACAAAAATGGCTGACTTTAATCCTGCTTTTGAGAAAATGATCCACGACGAAGGTGGATACCAACTAACCGACATTCCGGGCGACCGGGGAGGGCAGACGTATGCAGGAATTGCCAGAAAACCAAACCCAGACTGGGCAGGGTGGCAGTACATTGATTGTAAAGATTTTGGGTCGGCTACGCCTTTGGTTCGTGAATTTTACAAGTTTAATTTTTGGGATCGTGTCAGAGGTGACGACATTACGAACCAAGCTATTGCGGAAACAATCTTCAACTTTGCCGTCAACACCGGAATTGGAGTCGCCTCCAAGCTCGCCCAGCTTATTGTTGGAACAACGCCAGACGGCGCAATCGGACCAAAAACCCTTGAAAGATTAAACATTTGTACGGCAGAAAAGTTTGTACCGGCATATGCGTTAGCCAAGATCCAGCGGTATGTAAACATTTGTATGAAAGATCGTTTGCAATCTAAATTTCTTCTTGGCTGGGTGCGGCGTTCCCTTGAAGGACTTAAATAATGGACCTGATTGGGATTGGATCAATCATTGAGGGGGTTGGGAAAGTTGCGGGTGACCTCATTACGACGGATAAAGAACGCCTCGAAATGGCGTTGGAAGACCGCAAACTGGACCTTGAAGAAAAGAGGATTGACCAAGAGACCGACTTGGCTCAGGTTGAGGTCAATAAGATTGAAGCAGCAAGTAGTAGCGTATTTGTCAGTGGCTGGCGTCCTGCTGTGGGCTGGGTTGGGGTTCTGGGTTTGGCTTACCAGTTCTTAGGTTACCCGTTGATGCAATGGCTCTGGGCTTTTGGCCAAGGGGTCGATATAATTCCCAAAGGGCTGGCCCCACCGCCTGACTTGCAAACCGAGCAGTTGATGACGTTGCTTGCTGGTTTACTTGGCTTTGGCGGCATGAGGTCTTTTGAGAAATCCAAAGGGGTGGCATCGAAATGACTGTTGCAGCAGTGATGACGTATGACTCGCTGGTCAACGACATTCAGACCTACCTTGAGCGCAATGACACGGCGACGCTGGACAAGATCCCGCAGTTCATTATGTTTGCGGAACAAGTTCTGGCCTCCGAGATCAAATTTCTTGGCAACTTGACGGTTGTCAACGGGACGATGACGGCCAGCAATCCAGTGTTGGATAAGCCTGCACGGTGGCGCAAGACAGTGTCTTTCAACGTCACTCTGGCTGGTGAGCGGTCCCCGGTGTTTCTGCGCAAGTATGAGTACCTGCGTGAGTATTGGCCAGACGACACGCAGACAGGGTTGCCGGCGTTTTATTGTGACTACGACTATACTCACTGGCTCGTGGCCCCTACTCCCGCGGCGGCGTACACGTTTCAGGTTCTGTACTACGAGCGCAACCAGCCGCTTGATTCCGCAAATCAAAGCAATTGGTTTACCCAGTACGCTCCGCAGGCAATGTTGTACGGGTCTTTGCTGCAGGCCATGCCGTTCCTCAAGAACGATGAGCGCATCCCAGTCTGGCAAGCAATGTACGACAAGGCGATTGCATTGCTCAAACAGGAAGACCTGACGCGGGTCGGTGATCGTCAAACGGTGGTAAACGACTCATGAGTTACAACAGCCCATTTACTGGCAACGTCATTCAGCCGACTGATGTTTCTTATGCCTCCTATGCTTTAACGTCTACTACAGGGACCATTCAGCTTGAATGGCCCCTGAACGGCAACGACACGGACTATGTTGCTGCACGGGTAATGCAGGTCAGCACGACTAGCACGTCCTATGAATTATGGATGCCACCGGCTAATCAAGGGTCGGTTGGCCAAGACGCGCTGATCTATAACACCGGCGGAGTGACGTTGACGGTTAAATCGTACGGCGGGGCCAGCACAATTGTTTCGATTCCATCGACGGGTGGAAGTGCGCAGTACATTTTTATCACGTCCAACGCCACTACAACGGGGACGTGGGGCGTCATAGCGTTCGGTGCGACGACAACCAACTCCAATGCTTCAACGCTTGCCGGGTACGGTCTGAAGGCCATTGGGGCCACGTTGAATCAGTCGCAGCCGGTTACGACGTTCTCGTCCAATTACACGGCGCTTGCTTCTGATCGTGCGGCCACTTATGTTTGGACTGGCGGGGCTGGAACTCTGACTTTGACGTCGGCGTCAACGCTTGGCAATGATTGGTTTTTCTTGGTTCGTAACGGGGGAACCGGGACGTTGGCAGTAACGCCAAGCGGCGGGGGTCTGATCAATGGATCTTCTTCGTTAGATATGCAACCATCAGACTCGTGCTTGATCTCAAGTTCTGGGGTCGCATTCTATTCAGTAGGCTTAGGAAAGAGCACACAGTTCAACTTTACGCAACTTACCAAGGCAGTAACTGCGGCGGGTTCTCCGTACACATTGACTTCAGCAGAAGCCGCCAACGTCATCCAAAAATACACAGGTACTTTGTCTGGTAACGTGGTGGTGAACCTTCCACAGACAATTCAGGTCTACTACATCACGAATCAGACGACTGGGGCGTACACAATTACGTTCCAGACTGGAATTTCTGGCGGTGCTACAGCGGTAATTCCGTCAGGTCAGCAGGTCATTCTCCTGTGCGATTCTGTGAATCTCTACAACGCCTCAACGATTGCCGCTGGGGCTACGACAGTTGCGTTGTCTAATGGAACTGTTTCATCACCGTCCTTGAACTTTTCGTCAGAGAGCACGACTGGTATCTATCGGCCGGCTTCCGGGGAGTTAGGCATTACGGTTCTTGGGGCGCAAGTTTTAAATGTAAACGCGGCAGGAATTATTGTTACTGGCACCGCGCAGATTGGTTCCGGGACTACTGGAGGAATTGCTGGCGGGGCGTTTTAATGACCGCTAAGGTTTTTCAAGCAGATACCAAGGCTGGGGTCCAGCGAGACGGTACGGTCTTTGACATGAACTTCTACACTGCTGGAAAGTGGGTAAGGTTCCAGCGCGGCCGGCCGAGGAAGGTTGGCGGCTATGCAGTGATGTCGGACCAGTTGAGTGGTCCATCAAGAGGGGTCTGGGTCAATCCAAACAACGGATTTAACCAGATCTTCAGTGGTTACAACAACGGCCTGCAAGCGCTGTCGGTTGACAATAATGGTGCCGGCGCTGGGGTTACCAACTACACCCTGAGCAACTTTACGGCCAGCGATCTCAACCTGTGGCAGTTTGACGGTTTTTACGATGTAGGCGGATCTGGGGTTGGATCTATTCTGGCGCACCCCGGCCAGAACCTTGCGCATATTGATGCGACGACCAATACGCCGGTGCTGATTGGCGACATTAACGGCACAAGTTTGTCTCAGATTGGAACTTTCTCCACAACTAATTCCTACCTTAACGGTACAGTCAACGTCACGATATCAACAACCAATTCATTGATTGGTGCTGGGCAGACTGTTACCGGAACGGGAATCCCTTCAGGAACAACGGTTTCGTCTGTTACGGCAGCCAATGGCATACTTGGTTCAGTTGCGGTAACGGGGATAGCGGGGCAGTGTTCTTGTACGAGCACGTCTGGGTTGTTCATTGGACAGACTGTATCGGTCACCGGGACAAGCACAGGGACGGCTACTGGTATTACGTCCGGGGTAACGTACTACATTATTGCCACCAACTACTCGACCACGTTCACTTTGTCGGCCACGTCCGGCGGTGCTGCAATCGTAACCACAGCAGGAACAACGACCGGTTTGGTATTTACAATTGGTAACTACCAGAAAGTTACGTTGTCGGCCGCGGCCACTACGAGCGGCGCATCGACGCTAACGTACAACAACAATGTGTCCGTATCGGGCGGGTTAGTTACCCTTCACCCTTACGTTTTTGTTTACGGCAACAATGGGTTGATCAAGAACTGTGCCGCGGGTAATGCGCAGGATTGGGTCTCTGCGGACGCCAATGAGGTCAACGTGGCCACCGGCAAGATAGTCCAAGGTCTACCGGTGCGGGGCGGTTCAAACGCGCCTTCTGGCCTGTTTTGGAGTCTCGATAGTTTGGTGCGGGTGTCGTACATCGGCGGCACGGGAACTCCGGTTCAATATTGGCGCTATGACATCATCAGCAGCCAATCGTCAATCCTATCAAGCCAATCGGCAATTGAGTACGACGGGGTGTACTACTGGTGCGGGGTTGATCGATTCCTGTTGTACAACGGTACGGTCAAAGAGATCCCGAACACATTTAACCAGAATTACTTTTTTGACAATCTGAACTACAACCAGCGTCAGAAAGTCTGGGTGACGAAGGTTCCGCGGTACGGCGAGATTTGGTGGTTCTATCC